GGTAAGACATTAAACTACGAACGCAGCTCGCCGAGATATGGGATTCTCCGCGAACTATAGGTTATTCTCCCTGATGCAACCATGAAGGAGAATATAAAATAACGCTGCTGCTTAAGGATAAATGATCGATAATACCTAGTCCGACCTCTCAGGTCTACGCAGTCCGTGCTTCGTACAATGGCGAAGCTGTGCTCATAAATAACAAAGCTGTGCTAGGGTGTGATATAATACGAAGATGTCCAGAAAAGATACAGTAGCAAGAATGAAGGATAAGGCTTACGAAAGCCGTCCAGATCAAAAAAAGCGCAGAGCCGCTCGGAATAGAGCTAGGAGAGCTGCAGTAAAGAAATACGGAGCGGCAGCACTTCGCGGCAAAGACATAGATCACCGCAACGGTAACCCACTCGACAATAGCCCATCGAACCTGCGGATCATGTCCAGAAAACTAAACCGAGGCCGTAACAACGGACCCAACGGTAAACCTGGAAAGTCAGGACACAAGAAAAAATAAACCCTTGCGCCCTGGAAGCCCCTTGAGGTAGGTATTTTTTTCTGAGGTGGTAGATGAATATTGTATTTTGTAGCTGCTGCACCCTGCTACCCCACCCCCCGTCTATCTGATGATAGCCAAACGACGCAAGTATTTTAAATATTGCGGTCTTGGCGACCGCAGCATTTAATATACTTTGCTGCCTTGGGGCAGCAAACTATAACATACTTGCGTCCCTTGGCTGTGTCGGTCTGTGGTGTACACATGTGCACTAGTCCGTTCAACTGTTGAATAAAATATATCTTGACACGCAAAATGGTGCACAGGCGTGCACTAGTTCTATTCAACTGTTGAATGAATTTATTCTAGTAATCTACGGGGCATCTGCTACTGTGGTTGGTAGCTGAGGCAGTCCGCCGAAGCACTAACAGAATAAAATACATACCATGAAGGAAAAAACATTAGACGAAGCACTACTAGCACTCAATGGAGAGGTCAAACAGTTGATCGATAATTGTCACGAATGGAAGGAGCTCTACGAGCAAACAAGACGAGAGAACATCGCACTCATGGCAAAAGTTGACAAACTGCAAGACCAATTGATAGCTTCACTAAAAGAGACGAGAGATCTCTTGGAAAGCGAATAATCACCAGTCCCGCCAGAGATGGCGGGGCTTTTCTTTGCCCTTGGGTCCTGGGTTCGCTAGGGAAAGGGGGGAAGGGGGCAATGGGGGGTGATAGCCAAGAAGAGTCGGTCTATCGACTTCCCTACGGCTCCTCTTCTTGGCTGTTACGGTGCTGCTATTCAACTGTTGAATGAATTTCTTCTGGTAATCTAGTGGCTACCTGCTACTGTAGTTGCATCGGAGGCAATCTGCCGAAGAGTAACAAAACAAAATAAAATATACTATGAAAATAGAAATCAATACAGAAGCCGAGTTGGACATCGAAGCAATCGCAGACGAGCTCAACTCTCATATCGAAAACAAGATCGAAGAGTACATCGATTGCGCGTTGGATAATTACGACTTCCGCGACATTGTCAGAGAAGAAGTCAACGACATGGATTTATCCTATGAGATCGATAGTGCTATCGATGGCAAGGACGATCTGGTTCGCAATGACGATATCGGCGAGCTCGAAAATCGCATCGAAGAGATAGAGACGGCCCTTTCTGGTGTGTCTTCGGTGCTTCCCAACAAAGCACTTGATGCCTCCATGAAGGCAAACGAACAGCTCACCAAGATGTACGAAGAGCTCGTTGAAAAGTGCAAGCACTTCATCGGCGTAACCGAGCCGAAGGAGAACACAGAATCTTCCGACCAATAGGTTGGGTTTCATGGTTGCCGTCGCCTCGACTACGCGGGGCGGCGGCTTTTTTGTGCCCTGAATTAGCTCCGAGACAGCCAAAGGACGCGTCCTGGTGCTGAGGCCGCCAGGCCGTCTTTTGCGCCAGCAAAAGCAGCTTAAGGACGCTTCCTTTGGCTATCATCAGGTGCAGTTTTTTCTGCGAGGAAGATACCAGTGCATACTCGGTCGATGATAGCCAAAGATAAGCATAGCTTCGCTATGCGAACGCAACTTGTTGCGTTTATCTTTGGCTGTGTTGAAAGTTTTTTCTTGCATTGGCTTGTTTTCTTTGCCAGTATGCAGGTCATGTCCTACCATATTGAACACAACGAATACGGCGGTTTTTCCGTCTACGAGCTCGGGGTATATCCTCGCTCGTCTGTGCTCGCTGGGCAGACCCGCAAGACATTCGTCGACGCGTTCGACACGCAGGAGCAAGCTCAGGCTGCTTACCCGCGTGCGGATCTCGGGGGCGCTGATGTCTTCAACACGTTCGACCACCTGTGCGACGATGTCGATGACATGGAGGCGTACGAGCGGGATTGCCTGCGCGACGAGCTATATTACGAATAGCTCACCTCTCAGCTCCACCCGAAAGGGTGGGGTTTTTTCGCGCGGTAAGCCTGGGCGCTAGCGAGGGCAAAGGGGGGTAAAGGGGGGCGAGAGGGGACAAAGGGGGGTAAGAATGTGATAGCCAAAGTAAACGTCGGTCTATCGACTACCCGTTGGCTCCTTTACTTTGGCTGTGTCGGAGAAAAGCAGGCAGGGTTGCGCAACTAGTTGCGCAAAAAGGTTTTACGCGACGCAAAAGGGGCAAAGGTGCGCCAGTTTTTACGCCTAGCCGCGTTTTTTGAGAAAAAAATAAGTTTTTTGCAGTATTAACAGGTTCAAATGGGTAACAAATACCCTTTACAAGTGCAGAAAAAGCAGAGAAAATTGCGGCGTTATGTTAAGTAATACAAAAGAATACAGCATGACCCGAGAAGTTGACCTCTACGAGGAAAACAGTTTCGGAGTCACAAGAGAACAAAACGCAGTGAAGACAACTTTCACTGCTTGCGTTAAATCAGACGGGTATGGCTGGTTTACAATCGACGGCGGCAGCAATTGGTATGCCGAGGGTGGCTTATGGTTCGAAGGTAAGAACCTAGTTGACTATGACGGGGTTTTTAATCTCGCCGCCGAAATAGTCGAATTACTAGAAAACAACGGGTACAACTGCGATGAATTATAACAGTAACGTAATCGGGCATTACAGCAAATCGCGCGGACTAGCTCGAATCTACATCAAAACTTTAAATGTGGATTTTCTAGACGAGTTTTTCCCGCATCAACTAGACCTGGTCTATGAGAAAAAGGTAACTTACAGAACCTATCTTAAAAACTTAAAAAGGATTATCAAAGAAAATGAAGCTGCTTAATACAGGAAACACGAAAACCCGAAAAGGTGAAAAACTAGGTTGGATAACTTACGGCATGCATCTTGCGCCCGCTCATGAGAGCGGGTTCAATGCGTGCTACTGGGCTTCGAAAGGTTGCGCCGCCGCATGTTTGAACACGGCGGGAAGGGGGGCTATGTCAAATGTGCAAAAAGCTCGCATTGCCAAAACGCAATTCTTTTTCAGAGACAAAGCGGGCTTCATGTCTCAATTGCTCGACGAGATCGAGAAGGCGACGCGCCGCGCCGATCGTTTGGGCATGCGGGCTTGCTTCCGTTTGAACCTTACAAGCGATATCCCTTGGGAAGCAAAAGCGAACGCGGTTGACGGCAAAAGTGTTTTCGAGCACTTCCCCGAGTTCCAGTTTTACGACTACACCAAGGGAGTGCAACGCGCCATGAAAAACAAACTGCCGAATTATGATTTGACGTTCTCGAGATCGGAAAGCAACGGCGCACAGTGCAAGCTAGCGATCAAAGCGGGTTTGAATGTTGCAGTGGTATTTCGCAACGGATTGCCCGAAACATGGCAAGGCTTGCCAGTTGTGGATGGCGACGAAACAGACTTGCGGTTCTTAGATCGCCGAAACTGCATTGTAGGACTGGTTGAAAAAGGCATGGCAAAGGTGGACAGCACGGGGTTCGTGGTCGGCTAGGATCGAGAGGGTAGGCATTTCGCTTACCCTCTTTGCCCGAAAAAAATTTTTTTTACTTGAAAAAGGGGGGCTAACCCCAAAGAATACAAATCTATGCAATACAAAAGTAATACAGAAAAAGTACAGGACGCGATGAACCAAGGTTCGCCGCTTAATCAAATAGTAGTGCTCTCAGCTATTGAAAAATACTGCGAGCAGGTCGCCAAGAAAAAGAAAGCACCGAGCAACTGGGGCAATGGCTTCGTTAGTTGGGAGGCATGGAAGGCATCGTGCGCCGATGTTCTAGGAAGGATTCGAAATGAAGACAGTTAAGTTGTCATTGCACCGAAGCGAGGATGATCCGTTCGTGCAGGAGTGGGAGGTAGCGCGGGAGTGCGTCTTCTCCGTTCGGATGAATCAAGAGCACATCGATTATCCGCATGACCCGAAGAAGCTCGCGGAGCTCTTGTTTCATGTAACTAATGCGCCAGTTGAGATGATCAACAAAACGCATGAAAAAATACTTCTGGCTTTGTGGGATAACTGCTCAGATGGCAGGACGTTCCATTCAATGAGCGTAGGCGATGTAGTGAAGGTGCACGATCACAACGGGAACCTTACAACTTTAATGTGCAAGTCAGTCGGATGGGAGGAGCTATGAGCTACGAGGAAAAGTTATTCGCAGAGATCGACGATCTCACAAACGAAATCATGGATGAAATCAGAGTAGTGCTCCGCAAGTATGAGGTGCACTTTCCAGACTGGGAGCAAGAATTCAACCCAGACTTAAATCTGGACGATCAAATCTATTCTTTGATTCATGATGAAATCAAGGATGCACTAAACAGAAAGGAATAAACAAATGCAAATACACATAACTTGGTGCACGGAGGACGTGCTACATGAAGCAGAAGAACTGGGCGTAGAGCTCACCGAAGATGAAGCAAATGAAATATTGTTGCACATGGAGAATAAACACGACGCGAACATAGGTATAAGTTGGGATGTAATCGATGTATACATTCAGGACTTAGTAGACAACAGAAAGGAAAACAAATGAAAGAAATCAAAAGACGTTACAAGATTAAATCAGACGCAGTGGATGCAGAATTCAAATGCACCGAAGCCGAGGCTTTCAACAAAATGGAAAAGATGAGCAACGCCACGCCAGATGTGCAGTTTGATCTTTACGAGATTGACGGATTAGGACGCTGGGCATGGTCAAAAACCCACATATCAAGTAACTACATAACAGAGGAGAACACATGAAAACATACATATGCAAAGCATACATCGGAGTGCTTGTTGAAGCTGAGGATGAATTCGAAGCAGAGCAACGGGCGGGAATGGAGATGGACATAGGGGACATCGATTGGGATGCTGAAGAAGCCGACCCAGAGCATGACTACTTCACTACACTACAGAACTACACAATAGAAGGAGGAAATAATGGGTAGATACTACAATGGAGACATAGAAGGTAAATTCTGGTTCGGGTTGCAATCGTCCGCCGCCGCGGACAGGTTCGGTTGCGAAGGAACCGCGACGCACTTGGAGTACTACTTCGACGAGGAGGAGTTACCCCAGATCGAATCGGAGATTAAGAAGATCGAAGATGCAATCGACGAGAAGCTTATTGAATCCTATCTGTACGGCGATATGGGGAAGTACGAGAAAGAAACCCTTGAGCAGAATGGTATAACTGAAACTCAACTCGGTGAATACGCAGACCTGCTCCTCGGCAGGAAGATTAGGGACTACGTAAAAGAAAACGGCGAATGCCAATTCTCAGCAGAACTATGAAAACAGAAACAAACATTAACCAGCTAGCAAGTGATATTGCAACAAGGATAGTTCTGAATCACTTTGGCGAACACGGAACATGGGACTACGACGAAGGGGGGCAGTGGTGCTTCACCGAAATGGCGCAGGACATGTTCAATGAAATGTATGACATTATCTACGATGAACTTCATTGGTAGGAAAAATTATGAAAATCAAAAAACCAAACAAACTAGTCAAGACAGAGAAGCAAGAGGAGAGCGCATACATCGTGATCTGGAGCATCATTGTCGCAGGCGTACTGCTCGCAGTTACAATCATCGCAGAATACTTATGAATACAAAAGCAAACCTACAAATCGGGCAGGCATACATCGTAGACGATAAGCCTATGGTGCTGACTGAGATAAACTACCGCGAAAAAAAGGATGATGAAGTCCCTTACTTTCGCTTCACTGACGGGCGTTATGGCTTCGGTCGAACGCTCGGTGCGCGAAAGTCCGACTGCGAGATTCTGGACAATCTTGAAGTAGCAGATGGGATAGACCCGCAAGATATACTCGACAGATTGAGAGATAGCATAAACAGCATGGTTCAATTCTACATAACAAAAGGAAACAAATGAATACAGTAAAAATACACACAGCAGATATCGACCCGCACACTGAAGTCATGGGGCTCGACAAAAAAGAATACCTTCGCAGGATGAAATACGGCGAGCTCGGGTATCCCAACCCGTACCTTCGGGTTACCGAGATCCGAGCCGCATTGGAACAGTTCAAGCCAAGGACATATGAGGACAGGTTCGCGCTCCTGGAGAAGGGTTACACCTACTACTGGTTCCGCGCAGGTGGGACGAAGGACAGTGAATACAGATATTGTGGGGTTTGTTCGCCTTCGGGTCAGAGGTTGACTGGAGTTGAGCACGCCTTCGAAACCCTCACGGAAGCCTTGGACTACATCTTGGACATGGAGGAACAGGGTGCATTGGCAGGATGAAGACAAACCACCGCCTGTTGACTACATCATTGTACTGGTGGAGATATTCATCGTAGCTTATCTAATCATCTACGCTTGCTCTTCTTAGATATCAATAGTTGGATTTTTTACAAAAGTCAATCCGACCAGCGAAGATTCTCAGCCTTGACAAAAGGTTGGGAATCTTTTTTTCTGCGGGTATGCACCATATAAAACAGAATAGGGGGGTAATCCATGCGCGGTGAGAAAGGACAGACCTACGAGGACTGGATAGGCTCTGAATCATGGAAAGGCGGTCAGGAGGCCGAGGATGCCTTTGGAGATGCTTTGAGGGTAAAGTATCCATTCGCTCGCCGAGCGACCCTTGAGGAGCAGTACAAGCACATTGATTGGGTCTGTCTAGCGGGTAGCATAGATGTAAAGGCGCTGAAGTCCAAGAGCAGAGGGACAGCCAAGGACGAGGACACCATCTGGTTGGAGTTCAAAAATAACGTAGGAGATCCTGGGTGGTTGTACGGAGAGCAGGACTTCGTTGCATTCGAAGGGTTGCAGGACTACGTAATAGTTCGAACAGGGGCTTTACGCCGACTTGCAGAAAAAATATGCAATACCGCAGAATTGGTTGACTCCCCTCGTGATGCTCTCTACAAAGGCTACAGCAGGAGAAACCGAGATGACCTGATCTCTATGATAAAGAGATCGGATCTTTTCACAATTGTTCACAAAAAACTAAAGAAAATATGTCACATTTCTACAAGTACAACGCAGGAAACCCTGAATTTTTAGAGAATATCAAAACCCCCGCGCAGGCAAAGAAGCACAGGGGGGTAATGCCCAGCGTAACGACTGTCCTGTCGGTGATAAAGGATCCATTCCTCAATGATATTTATCAGCCCAGAGAGATTACTAGACTGGCAAGAGAGCACCCGATTCTCCCCTGGGGCGACATAAAAGATCTCACGTACGGCTTGCGCCAGCACCCGACAAACGGAGAGATGATACCATCCTCCGAGTTCGGCACGGCAGTGCACAAGCGCATAGAAGATCACGTTCTGGCTGATATAAACTTCAAGAGGCCAGATCCAGAGCTAAATGAATGGGATGATTGGGCCGAGCCCTTCGTGCAGTGGTATAGGAAGGAGGGCGTAGAACCGATTGCCTCCGAATACATGATTGGGAATCCCCGAATCAAGATTGTAGGTAGTGTAGATTTTATTGGTAGGGACAGGGGAGGCGAAGTCTTCCTGGCGGATTACAAATGCAGATCGAACTGCAAGGGTAAAGCAAAAGTATACGATAAGGATTTATATCAACTTGCGATTGAGGCATGGATGCTGAGAGAGGCAACGAGTCCCGTGCTTGACTACATCCCAGGTTGTATTTCAGTATGCATTGACAGCGATACCTGCGAGCACTTCCATAAAGTGTGGAGCCCAGAGGAGATCCTGCACGGAATAGAAGTCGCCAAGCTATGCAGTAAAATTTACTGGAAAACTAGAATGCTAAACAAAAATGATATACATAAGAAAAAATAAGGACGCAATAGACTACATAAACGAAGCCGCAGATGATGCGATAATATTTCATGACCTTGACGATGCCATAGTGGGCACTAATCAACACGGAGAGCTAGTGTATTCGTATGATAAGATGCACGAAGTATTCATGCAGGATCATGGGATGACGGCTGAAGAAGCCGAGGAGTGGATAGACTACAATGTCATAGGCACTATGGCTGGTCGCGGATTCCAAGTTCTCTACACCTAATGCAGGAATACATCATCACCTACAGCAGGAATGATGTTAAGGGACAAGTCATGCAAGCGACCAAGTGGGCGCACGATGAAAAGACGGCCCTTTCCTACATTCTAAAGAAGAGGCCCAGCAGGGACGGGTCCTGCAGCTTTAAAAGAGGAGGATCAGGTAAAATAATTTCAATTAAAGAACTAAAAGAATGATGCAAGCACCAAAGAATACAGATGCAGAGGAAGCATTGATTTGCTGTTGCCTCATGGATAACTCTGTCTACGATAGCATTAGCGCAACCGTGCAAGCGAAAGATTTTTATTCTTACGGAAATGCTATAATCTTTGAAGCAATAGCTGAACTTGCGAATAAGGGTGCAGGCTTTTCAGAAATAGAATTGTTCGAACTTTTGCAACGGCAAGGCATTGCAGAGAATGCTGGCGGCATCAGCAACATTATGCGTATCCAAAAGAAGGTTGATACGCCAATGCAGGTGCAGAACTATGCAAACATAATCAGAGAGAAGTCCAGGCTAAGAAAAATTATACGAGCTTCGAAGCAGTGCATGGAATCCGCCGAGGAGGATCAGGACGCGGATGAAATCATTGCAGAGATGGAAAAGCAATTGACTGACCTCATGCACAATGGGGCAGATCAGGACTGCAGTATATCCAGTGCCGCGCAATCCCTAGCCGAAGACTTCAAGAAGATGCAGGACGGGACATACGTTACTAATTCTATGCCGACCTACATACAGCAACTGGATGAAAAGTTAAGTGCAGGTGGTATCTCAAATGGAGAAGTCATGGTGGTTGCGGCTCCAACGTCCTGCGGGAAGACTTGCATAGCTTTGAACATAGCATTGCAGAACGGAGTGACACAAGGCAAGCCAGGGTTGTATTTTTCTTTCGAGATGCAGTCGAAGTCCCTGGCAAAGAGGATGATACAGACTTGCGCTGCCGTGAACCTTGACCGTTTCAGGGATGGTGTATTACCGCCCGAGAAGCAAAAGCACGTATGGGAGGCAACGGAAAAGGTGCAGGCATCAAAGATATACACCGAGCATTACGTGCGCAACGTCGAAGAACTCAGGTCGAAGGCTCGCATGCACAAGAGAAAACATTTCATAGAGTGGATCGTCATTGATTATCTGCAGTTGGTTCCTTGGGATAGCCGCATGAAGAAGCACGATGCAATAGCAGAAATTAGTCATCAAATAAAACTTATGGCTATGGAGCTTGACTTACCAATCATTCTACTGGCACAAGTAAATAGAGAAGGTGCCAAGAGAGAAACTGGGCTTACTTTGCACGACTTAAAAGATAGTGGAGATATTGAGAATGATGCAGATATTATTTTGTTGCTGTGGCCTAACGGCGAAGATACAAATGCCGCAAGGATGCATGACAAACAGAATGGCTCCTACATATCAATAAAGTACAATGTAGCAAAACAACGCGAAGGTGAACGCGACCAATACGGTAAATTCATATTCAAAAATCATATAGGAAGATTCAAATAAAATAATAAAATGTCAGATAATAAAAAAGAATCCTTATTCAAGGTTAACGCGGAAGAAGTTCTTAGCAGAGGGTTGCAAGCAATGACGCAATCATGCGAAGCGCTAACGAAGCAGAACGAAATACTGAACAAAGATATAGAAAATCTTAAGAAAAAAATTGACATGCTTCAGCACAGAATCTTGTCTAACGCAGAAGAAAGGGAATAACGTGAAGGAAAACGATAAAGAAAGAATACAGACCAGGATAGATATGATCCGCGCCGAGAGCCGAGTTCTTACCTACAAAATAGAGCGCATGCTTGAACAGCGCAAGGATCTATCCAACGAAAAGCGCAGACTAAAAGAACTAATTACTACGGAGGAATCAGAAGATGCCTCTTCCTAGTTCCGACGAAATGTCGCATTTCACAACTGGCGCTGTGCGCGACTCCATGCGCTACAAAGGTCTACCTCACGAAATGCCCATGTCGGCACTCAGAGCCGTATCTCGCAGGTTCGAAGACGGAGCAGAGAAATACGGACGCGGCAACTGGAAAAAGGGAATACCGTTATCCAGATACATTGATAGTATCTATAGGCACCTGTGGGACTTCATGGACGGGGACGAAGCAGAGGATCATCTATCTGCAGTAATTTGGAATGCTATGTGCCTGTACGAAACGAAGGACAGGATTGATGAAGAAACCCTACCAGAATCTCTCAACGACATAGGACTATAATGCAATACATAAAGCAGAGCGACTTGAAGGACTGGAGAAACGAGAACAGCGCCAGCAAGTGCCCGATTACTTCTGCAGATATGGAGGATTGCGTAGTGGATCACTCGCATGAAACAGGAAGAATACGAGGGGTTCTGCACAGACAAAGCAATGTCTTGCTTGGGAAGATAGAGAATGCATGGAAGAGATACGTGCAGAAGAGCAGCGCTGTACAATTACCTGAAGCTCTCCGCAACATGGCGGATTATCTGGAAAAGAATGAATTGGATTTGTTGCATCCCTATGGCGCTACTCAACTCAGTAAAAAATTTGCAGTAAAAAAAATGCAACAACAGGAAAAAATTTTGCTTGACCTTGGTTTCCATAAGTCAGATGTTACAGATCTGAACAGCGCGGAAAGAACCAAGCTCTTCAGAAAAAAAATAACCGAAAATAAATATGAGTCATAACATAAGACAAAAACTACAAGGGATACAAAGTTCCTTGATTGCTCCGAAGGGGCAAACCAATAAGTTCGGAGGGTACAAATATCGCTCCTGTGAAGACATCCTAACTGCATTAAAACCATTACTTGCAGAATGGAGTTGTTGCTTGATTATCTCCGACGAGATAGTTGAGAAGGGTTCTAAGTTATTCGTTGAAGCAACAGCAACTCTTTACGATAATGATAGTTCGGAAGTTCTACTCTCAAAGGGAGAAGCAGAACATGCCGAAACCAAGAAGGGTATGGATCAGGCCCAGATTACTGGCTCCGCATCATCATACGCTCGTAAGTACGCCCTGAACGGCTTGTTTGCAATCGATGATACCAAAGATGCAGACGCTACCAATACGCACGGAGTTACAACTCCGAATAAACCAGAACAAAAGAAAGTAGAAGATCTTTTCTAACATACATAAATATGCAATACGATAACACAAACACAGGTGCATCCTTCAAGAACACCTATAAAAAGAAGGAATCACAACCAGATATGACAGGTACACTTGACGTTGAAGGCGTTAACTACCGCATGTCGGGTTGGTTCAACGAGAGTGAAAAAGCGGGTAAATACATCAAGTGGAAGGTTACCCAGAAGGAAGAGGATAGTTCGTCGAAGGACGAGTCCTCTCCATTCTAGAATGTATCCAAGCGGGGAGGAGTTTTCCTCCTCGCTTTTTTTACGATGCCTAGAAATATTAATCTACCAAAAGCCAGGGTCTACATCAGAGAGGACATGTGGGGAGGTTCTTCGCATGATTTCAAGGAAGCCTGGCTAGTCTCGGTCAGGGCTCTCAGGGGTAGACCTTTTTGTTTTCAGGTGTGGGTGGATGATTGTTGTGCTTGCTACGACAAGGTTCGCCCCGATTGCTTGTATTGGAAGAAGCCAGAAGAAGGGCATGAACCCTACGACCTGGTGGACATTCAAATGTGGGAATGCCTGAGCAATGACATTGAATTGTTTCACAAGGCCCAGCTCGCGGACGTACCCATGCTGGTTAACATGAGTGACGAGATGCCTCAGGGCAACTATTGGTTCACCATAGATTGCCTGCCAGAGAAGCAATCCCTGGGTTATCTGGACGTAGGAGACTCCGACATTCTGGACGAGCACAAAGAGATGAACGTAGTGCGCATGCAGAATGGTCAGATCGCAATATATCCGAACAATAGATTGAAGTGGATTCCCGAGTCCTTATCCACCGAGGAGGCGATAAAGAAAAAACCTGATTGGAAGGTTGCTGAGAATGCAGTCTGGGACAGAGAATGGTTAGAACAACCGTACGAACTGTACGGGAACTTAGATTGGAGTTATTAGAATGAATGCTCAAGCAATGCGAAGTTGTATAAAATACTTCGAAAAAGTAACAATGAACGAAATCAAAAAAGCGCACAGATACGAGGACTGCGACAAAATACAATTAACCG